AGCGTTTAGATGCTTTTGGTAGTAAAATGCAAAGCGTTGCGAGTTCGTTGCGTACCGTATCTATTCCTTTAGCTATTGCTGGAGGTGCTGCCGTAAAAATGGCTGCTGACTTTGATAAGTCAATGACGCAAATCAAATCTTTGGTTGGTGTTGCTGGCGACGAAGTTGATGCAATGGGTGAGCGAGTTAAAGTTATGGCCAGCGAAACAGGCACAAACGCCAGCGAAGCTGCGCAAGCACTGTTTTTTATCACTTCGGCAGGTTTACGAGGTGCTGAAGCAATGGACGTTTTAGAGGCTTCTATGCGTGCTGCTGCCGTAGGTTTGGGTGAAACTAAAACCGTAGCCGACCTTGCCACTTCTGCGATGAACGCTTACGGTTCTGACGTACTTTCAGCTGCCGATGCAACCGATGTAATGGTTAGCGCGGTTCGTGAAGGTAAATTAGAAGCCAGTGAGTTAGCTGGGTCAATGGGTAGAGTGCTACCAGTTGCAAGCGCAATGGGTGTACGATTTGACGAAGTTGGTGCTGCGTTTGCTGCACTATCACGTACGGGTACAAATGCTGCTGAAGCTGCAACGCAAATACGAGGTATTTTAACTTCACTTTTAAAGCCTACTACTGACGCTCAAGAAGCGTTAGCAGAAATGGGCCTAAGTACGCAGGGTTTACGCCAAGAGATAAAAGAAAAAGGGCTTTTAGCTGCACTTGAAACCCTTAAAACAAACTTTGACGGTAATGACGAAGCTGCGCAACGTGTATTTGGAAACGTGCGTGCCTTGTCGGGTATCATGGATTTATTGGGCGCAAACGTAGATACTACACGCGCCATATTTGATAGCATGACCGATAGCGCAGGGGCTACCAACAAAGCCTTTGAAACGCTTCAGGATAGTGCAGAATACAAGTTGCGCAAATCTATAATTGAGGTTAAAAACTCATTTATGGAAACGGGGCAAGTTATTTTGGAATCTTTATTGCCACACTTGCAATCGCTTGCCGATTCGCTAAAAAGTTTATTTGAAGATTTTAGAAGTTTAGACGAAGACACACAAAAAGCTATAATAACACTTGGCGAAATACTTGTAATTGCGCCCTTAGTAGTTGGTGCTATTGGAACTATAACCAAAGCCGTTGCTGGTTTATCTGAAGCAATTACCGTTTTAGCTGGTTTAAATTTATCAAGAGTGCTTGGCCCTGCCCTTGCTTTTTTATCATTAAGAGGCGACGAATCTGCTGACCTTTATTCTGAAGTTATGCTACAAGCTAATTTAGCAGTAGCTGCCGAAGATAGATATACAGAAAGTTTGGCTGGCCAAGAAGAACAGGCTAATAAAACAGCAGCTGCACTTGACAAATTAATAAAAGGAGATTTAGGCACAAGACCAACTACAACCACTTCTGCTGCTGCTGTAAGCACTACAAAACCAGCTAAAGGAATATCCGTTTTAAGCGATGATTTTTTAGACTTAGAACACGCTATTTATAAAGCTGATGAAGCTGCTAAAGGTTTGGACCTTATGACGCGCTTTGATTTTGCAGAGCAAGCTGCTTCAGTAGAATATTTTGGTAATGTAGTAGCCAACACTGGTAATACCATTATAGAGCCTATAAATAAAATAGCTGAAGCGGTTGAAGAATCTACTGCGCAGGTCAGCAATTTAACCCTGATGATAGGGCGCGATTTAGCAAGCGCGTTTGGTGCTTTTTTAGATGGCGAAAACTTTATGAAGTCAATGATTAATACGCTTAAAGATTTAGCAAAACAGTTACTTGCTACGGCTGCTGCTGCTGCTGTATTAGCGTTATTAACGGGGGGTAACTTTGGGGCTATATTTCAAGGGCTTTCAGGAATTAATTTAAATACAAGAGGTGCAGCTGGAGGTGGTCGAATACAATCACCCTCACCCAGCGGAATTGGAAATATACCAGCAAGTATGATGCCGAACAGCGGAGTGAACCTAACGGGTCAATTTAGACTTGACGGGCAAGACTTAGTTGTAGCGGTTGAAAGAGCAAATAAACAAAGAGGAAACTTCATATAATGGCTTACGGCTTAATATACAATCTAAACTTTGCGAGTAATTTAGACGGCAACCGAAAGCACCGTTTATCCATATACAAAGACGGGCATACGCCAACAATAACTACTTCAGACAATAACATTATTGGAACGGCAGAACCCGTTGTTTTAATATGGGATAACGACGACAGCATTTACAACAATGTAATGGGGTCGCGCTTGGAAATGAATTTGCTTTCTGACGATACCAAGCAAATTGAAATGGACGATATTTTAAGTTCTACCGAACAGGGTAAATATCAAGTCCGCTTTTTTATTGAAAATGGTAGTGGCACTTTGGTTGAATATTGGCGTGGTTATATTAGCAACGCCACGTTTGAGCAGCGCATATCTTCTACGCCCGTTGTGTACCGAATAATTGCTACCGACTTACTTACTACTTTGCGTAATTCGCTCGTAGCTGATAACCCTGACGTGATTGATGCGCAGCCAACGGTAATGAAACACTTTAGTAAAGTCTTTGAAGTGCTGCCAGCTACTTCAGGGGTCAAGATAAATACCGACTTTCAGATTGAGCCGTACAAGGCAGGCGTTACAAACGTATTTACCGACCTTAACGAGGTGCAATGGCTGTTCGGGTACGGAAGAAACTTTGAACTCCTTAGCGATAACGTAGATGGCTATTTACGCAATACGCTAAAGGCTTTTAATGCGCGTGTATTTTTAGCCAACGATTATTGGTACATTATTAGTAATTGTCGCTACGCAGATGCACCTACGTTTGATACCTACAACACTTCAGGTACTTTTGTAAGCAGCAGTTCAGCAAACATTGTAAAGACCATACCAACGGATTTAAAGCCTATTAATAACGATTTAACTATTCGTTATGAAACGCCAGTAGATGTAGTTGAGGTAACTACCAATCGCAATAATTTTGTAACCGACCTACAAGATGTAGGGCTTATTAGAACCGACGATTATTTTAACCTAACGCCTTACGGTAATTTTGAAACCAAGCCTTCAGGCATTTTGGTCAATGCGTATTATTCGGACGACTTTAGCGTTATTGCAACTGCGCAGGTAAAGACGGGTAACTACGCTATAAAGACCGCTACGTTCAACACCAGCGGAACACCAACCGATAAGATATTTGATACGGGTTTTGTAGGCGATTTTCAATACGAAAACGATACGCTTGCTGACGACTTCTTTTTTTATTGCAGTTTTTATTTAGAAAACACAGACGAAGACGAAAACAACACAACGCTTTACTATTCGTTTGTAAAAGAAGTTAGCGCAACACCTGACGGTGCAAGCCCAACCTATTATTATTCTACGGGTATAGCATGGCTATCTTATACGTCAGAATCAAGTATAGCGAAGCTGCCTTTTAGTAAAACTGATGCAGGCGAAAATACGTGGGTAGATGTTACCGACAGATTAAGCGGTGAAAACAATAGCAATTACGTGCGCTACCGTTTTATATTATGGGAGCCGACTGTAACCACAGGAACGCTCGGAGGCGTAACAATAATACATTTTGATAAGGCGTATATAGGTCGCTACAACAAAGAAGATTATCACACGCCTATAAAGACGTTGCACACTATTTCAGGTTCTACGCGTAAAAATAGCAAGCTATCTTACGATGTAGATATGTTTTATCCTATTGTGCGCTTTACTGATTTTAAGAGTTCTACAATTACGCCAAGCTACACGCTGGGTATTAATAAATACAACTTCTTACTGGCGCAGCAAATACTGAACGATAACCGCGAACACATAAAGCGTTATTCGGTTACGGTTGTGCCTACTGACTTCAATGACATTCTTTATCCGTATCATAAAATAGATATTAGTTTTGGCGATTTTACTACCGACACCAGCTGCATAATTGACCGCCTTATTTACAGTGCAAAAAGCGGTTCGTATAGCTTAGAATTTCACAAGACAAATCAAGATACCAACATAACAATTACCACTTCCAATATAGGTTCAGTACAATAGCATTGGCTTCCCTTTGTTTGCTGGGGCCCCCATTTTTAGCTTTCGAGCGGAGTGGGGGTTTTTTAATTTATTTTTTATTTATAGGCTAAAAACCAAAATTATTTTTTATTTTTGCCTAAACAAAACAGTAAATTATGAGCGAAATTAAGGAACAACTAAAGGAAAAAAAGATGCTTAAACGTGAGTTGGCTGACAAGCTGGGTATGACTATGCCTACGCTAAAAAAGAAGCTGGACGAACCTAAGCACTTAACCGTGGGCGAAATTATGCGCCTGCGAGAATTAGGATTTAATATAACCATTTAAACTATGAAAACAGTAAACATTAAGGGAAGCGAATACATAACCGTCAATGAGCGGTTAAAACACTTTAGAGCCGAAGGTGTATTTACCAACTGGGCTATTGAAGAACAGCTTGTAGAACTCAACGACAAAGAAGGTGTTTTTAAGGTCATAATTAAAGACGATGCAGGCAACGTAATGGCAACGGCACACGCACAAGAATACCGCGATAGCAGTTACATTAACAAAACCAGCTTTTTAGAAAACGGCTTTACCAGCGCATTAGGTCGCGCCTTGGGTTATTTAGGTATTGGTATTGATACAGCGATAGCTTCAGCAGAAGAAGTTACCAATGCCGTAACAAATCAAAAAGAGGATAACAGACCTTGGCTTAATGAGCAGCAATTTCATGCTACGCTACAAGGTACAGCCGAACAAGCGCAAAAGGTTCTGAATAATTTTAGAATGAAAAAAGAATACAGAACTGAAATATCTAAAATCTTTAAGTTGTGAATCCAAAAACAACAGATGAAGCTGTAATTATGGTTAATTACAGTTTTAAAGATAATATGACTATCAAAGTCAAAGGCACGCCTAAACAAGTAATAAAGGCGATAACTGAATTTCACAAATTAGTAAATCAAAAACAAGTACAATAATGGAAGCAAAAAAAACAATTTATGTAGGAAATGGAAAAAAGATAACTGGCCCTTACGGTGAGTTTAGAAACTTCAGCGTATGCCTTAGCGATATACCGCAGGACAATATCTTTGAGTACAACGGTAAAAAGTACGTTAAGCTAAACGTAAACGACAAAAAAGAACCTGACCAATACGGTAAGGACTTAGCGGTAAGTATTGACCAATATAAACCGCAAGAACAAGCTGCACCAGCACAAGCAGCACCAGCTAAGGACGACGACTTACCATTTTAAGAAGTTATCCCACGCAAACAAAGCCATACGCTACTCTAACGGGTAGCGTTTTTTTTTAAAAATTTTTTTGCTTTTTGTTTGTAGAATTAAAAATATTTTTTAATTTAGCTGTATAATTAATTAAAACAAACATTATGACAAAAGCTAAAGCAATTTTAGGAACTTACGAAAACGATGTTTTCGTTCAAACAAACCCAACTGATTCTCATGTAGTCCATAAATACATGGCGCACAGAATTGAAGAAGTGGGTGCAATTTACGAAGCAAAAGGCTACCAAGTAGTTTACGCTGATTAATTAACCAACCCCCTTCGGGGGGTTTTAATTTTCAAACAATGACAACAGACACTTACGAACTAAACGGAATTGAATTAAACGTAGCGTATCAATTTACGCCTGCTGAAACGGGCGATTATTTACAGCCTTCGTACAAGGGCTACGTGGAGGTGTTAAAAGTTTGGCTGCCTTCAGACCAACTTAAAACAAATATTATGGGGTTAATACCGCCTTTTGAGATTGACGTTATGGAAGACCTTTTTTTTAATTATGAAAATGACCATTATAATGAAAAATAAAAATTTTGGGCTTATGTTAGCCGTCTATACCGTGGGTGCTTTTATTTGCACCGCAGTTTATGTAATATTAGTTTCATTCACCGTTTTATATTGCTGGTAACATGATAACAAAAGTAGAACCCAACAAACAATACCACAGCAGCGAAGCGATTAGCGCAAGTGGTTTAAAGTACATTTGGAAAAAGTCCGTTTGGCATTTTTTAAACAAGCGACCATACGAAAGCGACAGCTTGAGTTTGGGAACTGCGGTTCATACGGCCCTATTAGAGCCGAAGCAGTTTTATAAAGACTACATAGTGATGCCTAAATTCGATGGGCGCACAAAAGAAGGCAAGGCGCAAAAAGCCGAGTTTTTAGAACAAGCCGAAGCAGAGAAGAAAGAACTTTTAGATGCCGATAGCTACAACGTAGTAACGGGTATATTGGAAAACTTTAACCGCAATGAGCAGGCTAAAGAATATACACAAGGGCAAATAGAGTTAAGCCATTACCTTACTTTTCAGGGGGTTGATGTAAGGGTACGCCCTGACTGTATTAACCGCGTGCAGAACTTTATTAGCGACCCAAAGACGTGCCAAGATAATAGCCCAAAGGCTTTTATACGCGACGTGTACAAATGGGGTTATCACTTGCAAGCTGCGTTTTATTGCGATGCGCTTGGTTTGCCCGTAGAAAACTTTATTTTTATTGCCTGCGAAACCAATTATCCGTACAGCGTTCAATGCTACACCTTAGGCGAAGAACATATTGAGAATGGGCGCAAGGCTTACCGAGCAGCGTTAGCGGACTGGAAGTTTTATTTAGAAACGGGTATTGCATTAGGGTATAACGGTTACGAAACCACAGAACAAGGCGTGATAGTATTATGAGCAAAAAGAAACTTGACGAACAGACGAAACGAGAAATTGCACGAGCGTATTACAAAAGCGTTTTAAGCACTCAGCAGATAGCCGATAAATACCAAACGTATGAAAGCAGAATTTGCAAAATAGCCGAGCAATACGACCCCGTGATGTTTACCGAAAAATACAGCAAATCAAAAGTAAACGTACTGGTGTTTGAACCTGACGAATTTGAAAAGGCTCGGACGGTTCTAAGTGAGTTTGGAATTAGGTACAGCATACCCAGCAGCTTCGTAATTAAAACAGAATTTGAAAGTCAGATGAATTTCGAGTAGCTTTGTTGTGTGCCGAAACCTAACCCATACTACCGATACCTTGGCAAAGAAGACCATTTGCAGCACGCAGTTATGCTTTACGTGCTAACGCAATACCCTGATGCGCTAATGACACACCCAATGAATGAGGGCAAGCGCAGCAAGTTTGAACGGTATAAAATGAAATACTTGGGCGTTACTTCAGGAATACCTGATATTTTGATTTTTACGCCTAACGCAAAATACAACGGTTTAGCGATAGAACTAAAGGTTGGGTATAATAAGCCTACCCCTAACCAAAAAAAGTGGCTTAAATCGCTTGAAAATGCGAACTGGTTTAGTTTATGGCTTAATAACTTTGATGATTGTAAATTAGTCATAGACCAATATTTTAAAAACGCCCTTTGATGATTCGATATTTTCACATTTATTTTGACGAAATAAATCAAAAGGTTAGCCGCAAACAAAAACGCCTGCAAGTGGTTCATAATTTTTACTACATGGGCCAAGTAACTGATGTTGAATACGACCTACTAATTGAAATTTTATTTAGGGCGTATGGTGAAAATGATATTACTTTAGAGCAGTTTCTGATATTCTTCAACGAACTAAAAGAGTTCAGCGAGCGCATTGAGGAACTGATAAAATAAACAAGCAAACATAATGGAACAACCAAACTACTTCGCTGTAATACCAGCAGAGGTCAGGTATAATACCGACCTAACTGCAAATGCCAAATTACTTTACGGGGAGATTACCGCCTTAGCCGACAAAAAAGGCAAGTGCAATGCTGGTAATAAATACTTCGCCCAACTGTACAATGTAAGCACGGTTAGTATTTCAAAATGGGTTAGCCAATTAGCCAAAGCTGGTTATCTGACCATTGAATTTATCTATAAAAAAGACAGCAAAGAAATTGAGCAGAGGGTGTTAAACATTTCTTTAATACCCCATAAAGAAAACTTTAATACCCCCTTAAAGAAAAGTTTAAAGAGTATATATATAAACAATACTATACATACTGATAGTATACATACTGATAGTACAAACAGTAGTATATATAATAATAATATATATACAAACAATATAAATACTAAAACAACTAATAACCCACATAAAAACAAAACGGTGCATTTTTCGCCCGAAGTCGAAAAAGCGTTTGATTATTTTTTGGAATTATTTGAAGGCGAAAAAACACTACCGAAAACCAAACCGCAAAAGAACAAATGGAAAAAGTCCCTGGAGTTTATTGAAAAGCATTACAACTTAGGCGACGTGTATAGAGCGATACGTTGGGCGCGTAAAGATGACTTTTGGGCTGCGAATGTTTTAAGCCTACCGCCAATGATTGTTTCTAAAAATGGCGAACGTAAGCTGGATAAAATTTTAGCCAAGTACAATAGCCTGCATAACGACAATAAGCCTGAACCCATGACGCGAATAAAAGGCGAATGGAAACTAATACAAACGGCAGAGGGCAAAACCGAAGTGCAGGTAAAAAACCAATACGGTAAAATCATAAACGAGTTTCTGCTAACGCAGCACAATGGATTTAATAAAACGGAAATACAACAAATCAAAAACTACCTAAATGGAAAACACAACTAAAGACCCAATAGTAAACAACGTCGTAGAGGCGTTTATTAAGCGTTCTAACGCAGGTTTAGAAAAATATGGTACTTGCCTATCCCGAGAAGATTTAAGTACGTTAGAATGGCTTATACACGCTCAAGAAGAATTAATGGACGCGGTGTTGTATATAGAGCGACTGAAAAAAAACTTTGAAAATGTGAAATAAATAAAAGTTATTTTTTAATTTAGGCACCAAACCAAACAAACAATGTACGCAAACGAATTAATTGAACTGGGAATACACTTGGGCAACCGCAATAGCGGTGAGGTAAAAACCAAATGCCCACAATGCAGCGCAACGCGAAGAAACAAAGCCGACAAACCCCTTAGCGTAAATATTGACAAGGGCGTTTACAACTGCCACAACTGCGGTTGGGGTGGCTCGGTAATGTTTAAAGAAAAAAAGGAATATATAAAGCCCGTTGAGGTTCACGTAGAACTAAGCGAAAAGATTCTTGGCTGGTTTGAAAAGCGTGGTATTGGCAAAGCTACATTAGCGCATTGGAAAGTAGGCGAAAGCCAAGAGTTTATGCCACAGGTCGGGCAAAAGCGCAATACCATAAACTTTAACTACTACCGCAAAGGCGAACTGATAAACGTAAAATACCGAGATGCTGAAAAGAACTTTAAGATGGTCAGCGGTGCGGAACTTATATTTTACGGGCTGGATAATATTGAAACACTTGAGCAGGTATTTATTGTTGAGGGCGAAATGGACGCGCTTAGTTTGCACGAAGCTGGTATATACAACGTCTGTTCTGTACCCAATGGTGCAAGCAAAGGAAACCAACGCCTTGAGTACTTAGACAACTGCTGGAAGTACTTTGAAGACAAAACAGAAATAATACTATGCACCGATAACGATAACGCAGGGCTTGCACTTCGTAAAGAGTTAGCGCGTAGGTTAGGCACGTACCGATGCAAATACGTTGATTGGGGTGAGTTTAAAGATGCCAATGAGGTTTTAGTACAGCAAGGCGCAGCAGAAGTAAGAAGTGCGCTTAAATCGGCTAAAAGTTTTCCGTTAGAAGGCGTGCTAAATGTTTCTGACATTTGGGATAGCGTTTTAAACTACAACGAGAATGGCGTAGTAAATTACACGATTGACCTTGCAGACAGTAACGAATATTTTAAAATAGCTTTTGGCGAGTGGACGGTTGTAACGGGAATACCCAATAGCGGTAAGTCGGACGTGATTGACCAAATATGCGTGAATCTTGCCATGCGCTACGGATTTAGGTCAGCAATGTTTGCCCCTGAAAGCTACCCGTATGAGGGCCACATTAAACGCATAGCTAATAAATTAAACGAGCGTAATTGCGATAACGAGCAGCTAAACAAGACCAAGAATTTTATAGAAGAACACTTTTTTTGGGTGAAGATTGACCTTGAGAATCTTACGCTAAAAAATATATTGAACCACTTTAAGGACTTGGTGTTTCAAAAGGGCGTAAACATTTTGGTGATTGACCCGTGGAATATGCTCGACCACAGCGCACAAAAAGACCACAGCTATGTAGGGGTTATGCTCTCGGAAATAACGCAGTTTTGTCAGCAGACAAATACGCACCTTTTTTTAGTGGCGCACCCACGTAAATTAGAAAGCCTAAATGGTGTATTTCGCAAAGCCAACCTTTATGATATTTCAGGCAGTTCTGATTTTTACAACAAGGCTTACAACGGTCTGATATGTTACCGCCACGTTGGGCAAAAAACCAGCTTCGGGTCAGACGAAGTAGAAATATACGTTGAGAAAGTAAAGCGAAAAGAAAACGGTCAGCTTGGTAGCTTTAAAATTGCGCCCGACTTCAGGAACGGTGGGGTTTACAAGCCCATTGAACTAATAAGCACCTATAACGCACCGCCAAGAAATGACGATGTACCCTTTTAGCGCATTGAAATAAACTTTAATTTTAGCCAAAATAAACACGATGTTTCACTTTCAATTTTTTCAAATTAACGGTATTGTTGCTGGCTTTCAGTACGTTGATGGGCGTATAGAAAAATTTGAAATAGACGAAGACCAGCGTATGCTGCAATTCTTCTTTTTCGTTTTTGGCGTTCAAATAGTATGGTATGTTGAACCACAAGATTAGCCTAATACGCAACAGTAACCAAGCCAAGCAAGGTGTTGATTTTAAGGGTTTGCAAAACGGTAAGATTCACCCTAGCGATATAGACGCGGTGCTTGAATTTGATAACGATGCGCTAATACTTATTGAAATAAAACGGCAAGGCTCGCGTATTCCTAAAGGTCAGCGATTATTGCTGGAGCGCATTTGCGATAATTGGGGAACGCACAAAAGCATTGTGTTTTATTGCACACATAAATGGAATGACGATAGCGTTGATGTACCAGCAGAAGAATGTACGGTTTATGAAGTATATCACAAAGGCCAATGGATTGTAAAAAATGTAAATCTAAAAGATGCCCTAAATGCCTTGGGGGAAGCGTGGGAAATAGAAAAACTAAAATTTTACGATTAAAAAACATGAAGCAAAAAGTAAACATAGCTACCATAAAACCAAACGAAACCAACCCACGATATATAAAAGATAGCAAGTTTAAAAAGCTACTAAAGTCAATTAAAGAGTTTCCTGAAATGCTCGAAAAGCGTCCTATTGTAGTGGACGAAAATATGGTAATTCTTGGCGGTAATATGAGATATGAAGCGTGTAAAGCTGCTGGTATATTTGAAGTATGGATTGACGTAGCTGAAGGGTGGACTGAAGAACAAAAAATTGAGTTTATAGTAAAAGATAATGTAGGCTTTGGTGAATGGGATTGGGATATTTTAGGTAACGATTGGCAAGCTGAACAATTAGAAGACTGGGGTTTAGATATACCCTTTTTTGACCAAGGCGATATAGAAGACCAGCCTGAAGAAAAAGAAGAAACAAAAAGCTACAAAATAGAAGTAACATTAGAAACCGAGTTGGAACAAGACAAATTGAATAAGCAGCTTATTGCAGACGGGTATAAAGCACGGATTTTATAGCCTTGTTTTTTTAATTAATTTTGTTTTATGGAATTACAAAACTTGACACTTAAAAAACGAGCAATGCTGGAAGCCCTTGAAAAATCAATGGGTGTAGTTAGCACAGCTTGTAAGTCTGTTGGTATTAGTAGGCAAGCGCATTATACTTGGTTGAAAGATGACGAAGAATATGCGCAAGCGGTAAGCGAGATTGAAAACGTAGCTTTGGACTTTGCAGAATCAAAGCTATTTAAGAATATAGGAAAGGATAAAGAAGCAAGCATTTTTTTCTATTTAAAAACAAAAGGGAAAAAACGTGGTTATATAGAACGCCAAGAGATTATGCACGATGGCGGTATAACCAGCACATTAGTTGAATGGAAACCAGCAGAAGAAAAAGAGTAGAGCAATATTGCAACAGACAGTTTTACGATTTACTTAATAGTGAAAAAAGATTTAGAGTACACCAAGGCGGTACGCGTTCAGGTAAAACCTATGCTATTTGTCAGTATTTAGCTTTTCTTCTTACAACCAATCAAGAGCCTTTAACAATTTCAATTATTCGTAAAACGCTACCAGCGTTAAAAGGTTCGGTTTACCGTGATTTTATTTCAATACTGGAACAAACGGGCATTTATTATTTAGGCGTTCACAATAAGGCTGAAAACACGTTTAGATATAATGACCACTTGGTTGAGTTCTTGAGCGTGGACGAACCGCAAAAGATTCGTGGGCGCAAAAGGAATATTGCGTATTTGAATGAGGCGAATGAATTAACGATTGAAGATTTTCGCCAAATCAATATGCGTACTACCGACTACGTGATATTGGACTTTAACCCTTCAGACCCTATACACTGGATTTACGAGGATATTATAAGCCGTGATGATTGCGATACGTGGATTACTACCTACCGCGACAATAAGTTTTTATCTAAAGAGTTGGTATTTGAGATTGAGCGTATGCGTGAACGCGACCCTGACTACTGGCGTGTTTATGGTGAAGGTCAAAAGGCGGTGTTTAGTGCAAGGCAAATATTTAACAACTGGCAGTTTATTCCTTATAGCGAGTTTCCTGAATTTAATGAAACTGTACTGGGGATTGACTTCGGGTATAGCAATGACGAACTTGCCGTTGTTGAGGTGGCTAAAGTAAACGACAAGCTGTACGTGCATGAGTTGTGTTATTCTAAGGGAATGACCAACCAAGATTTAGCGAACTTCTTAAAAGATAAAGGACTTGACGAAGTACTGGGCTTTGCGGATTCAGCAGAACCAAAGAGCATTGAAGACTTGCGAAGGTTAGGCTGCATGATAAAACCAGCCATAAAAGGTCAGGGAAGTATAAACGCTGGGATTAGTTTAATTAAAGAGTTTGATATAATAGTTAGTAAAGAAAGCACCAATTTAGCAAAGGAGTACTCTGCATACTATTGGACTGAGTTGAAAGATGGAACTATAATAAACAAACCCGTCGATAGAAACAATCATTTGATGGACGCCTTACGTTATGCAGTTTACTCGCAATATAGTAAACGCAATGATTTCTTCGTAATATAGGTTTGCTATCTTTTTGTATTTTTGAATAAAATTTATTTTTAATGGCGTCATTTTTCGATAGGGTTCGTAATTCACTTACAAAAAACGCACAACAATCTGCCCAAGAATATAATAGAGCGATATATAACTGGCTTGGTGAAAGCATACTTTGGAATAGGGAAACAGACGATACCTATATTAAAGAAGGCTACCAAAAGAACGCCACGATATATTCGTTAATTAACATTATAACCAAAGCTGCAACTACTATACCTTTTCAGGTTTATGAAAAGACAAACGATGCAGACTACAAGCGTTATAAATCATTAACCAGCGGTACGTTAGATAGCAATGCTATTTACAAGGCTGAACTGCTGCGCAAGCGTTCGCTTGTTGAATTAGAAGGTACACCACTGCACGAACTTTTAGAAATGCCTAACGCTACGCAGTCTTATGCTTCGTGGCTTACGGAACTCATTGCATTTAGAAAGCTGACGGGTAACGGTTATATCTACGGCATTGCCCCTGAAACGGGAATGGACGCAGGTAAATACAAAGAACTATATGTAATGCCTTCACAGATTATGGAAATAATTAGTGGCGGTATTATGGCCCCAGTCAAAGAATACACTATTGAATATAACGGAACTTACAGAATCCCTGCTGATTTTATTTGCCACATAAAAGACTTTAATCCTTATTATGACGGTACTGGTTCGCACCTTTACGGTCAATCACCGCTGCAAGCTGGACTACGCGCCATGACAACAAACAACGAAGCGGTTACTACTGGCGTTAAGTATTTACAGAACCAAACGGCTCGCGGTATCTTAATGAGCGAAGAAGGCGATATTAATGAAGTGCAAGCCCAACAACTAAAAGATAAATTTAGAAAACAGCACCAAGGCTCAAGCAACGCAGGTGATATATTGATTACGCCTAAAAAACTAAGCTGGGTAAATTTCGGTTTATCTGCTTCAGACCTTTCGCTTATTGAGCAATACAACGCTTCTATAAAAGACCTTTGTAATGTATTCGGTGTACCCGTTCAGTTGCTGAACAACACAGAAAGCAGCACGTATAACAATATGAAAGAGGCTAAAAAAGCCCTTTACCAAAATGCGGTTATTCCTGAACTGATAAAAATCAAAGACGAACTAAACAGATGGCTTGCACCTAAATATGGCGACAAGCTATGTATTGAGTTTGATTTCACCGCAATACCTGAAATGCAAGAAGAAACCGAAAAGGTTGTGGACCAACTTGCAAAAGCGTGGTGGATTACACCAAACGAAAAGCGTGAGGTTATGGCGTACGGAATGGACGAAGATAGCCCTGCGCTAAATGATTATTACATTCCTGCTAACCTTGTGCCTGTAAACAATATTGAACTGCCTGAAATGCCAATGGCTGAACCAGCAGCAGAAACAACTGAAGAAGTAAAACGTCAGGTATTGGAAATGATAACCAAACAAAGCTATGACGATTACCCACAGTCGGCAAGCAATAACGCAAAGCGTATGTTGGAATGGCGTGAAAAGTACGGACGCGACGAAGTGCGTGGCGGTACTGAAGTAGGGTGGCAACGGGCTAACCAATTAGCAAAGCGTGAACCATTATCTGAAGAAACCATTGCACGAATGGCGCAATTTAACCGCCATAGAGAAAATGCAACCGTAGCAGAAGAATACAAAGACACGCCTTGGAAAGACAACGGTTACGTGGCTTGGAACTTATGGGGTGGCACAAGTGGCGTAGATTGGGCGATTAGAAAAATGGAACAACTACGCAATGACTAATTATGCCGTTACCTACACCCACAGCAAACGAATCTGAAGACAACTTTTTAGATAGATGCGTTATTCACCCTGAAGTGCAAGCCGAGTTTCCTGAAATGGAACAGCGCGTTGCAGTTTGTTATTCATTATACGAAGGCGAAACACAAAAGCTAAATAGCAGCAACACCGTTGGGCAAATGCGCGACAAATGGGAAACGCAACTGCGTAAAGCAGAGCGTGAAAACGTACGGGCCGTATATGCACTTTACCGCAAAGAATACCGCAAAGCAATACCCAGCATTGTAGAGAATCAACCAGTAGATGAACGCGCCATTTTTACCGAAACAGAAATGACGGCTATGATGGTGAAGCTGTACCGTGATATAGGTTTACAGTTCGCCTTATGGTATTACCGTGAGTTTCGCAATTACTTAAAAGCAGAGCCAAATTTAGATTTACTTAGCGAGCAATGGGCTGCGGACTTTACAAGTTACGGCAGACAATATTCAGCACGCCAAATAGTTTTATTACAAGGCACAGCCCTAAGCACTTTAAAGCGTGTTACACGGCAGTTATTCCTTAGTGAAGCCTTTCAGGTGGCTGGCGCAACAGAACGCGCGAGAATACTGCAAAAGCGGTTTGATAAACTTAGCTATATGCAAGCAGAGCGTATTGTGCGCACAGAGGCTACCACAGCAGCTAACTATTCAATACAGCGCAGTGCATTAACGGTTTACCCTAAGGAGCAACTAAAAAAGCGTTGGATTACTTCAATGGACGGGCGCGAGCGTGATTGGCACGGTGCAGCTAACGGGCAAGAGGTAAATATGGACGGGAAGTTTACCGTAGGCGGTGAATTATTAGACCGCGCAGGTATGGGAAGCGGTCGCAACCGTATAAACTGCCGATGCGTTACGATGCCTATTCCACAACGAAACCCACTTGACAACTAAGTCAATTTTTTTATATAATTTTGAAAAAAATACAGTATGGAGTTTTTATATAAAGCAGCACCACTACAAGAACTTATGGACGCTGATGCCGAAAGAGGCATTGTAAAGGGTTACGGTTCTTACTTTGACAATAAGGATAGCGATAACGATATTATTCGCAAAGGTGCTTATACAAAAACCATTAAAGAAAACGGAACGCGCGTAAAATACCTATACCAGCACAACATGATGCAGCCAATAGGTAAGATGAGCGAACTCTACGAAGATGACAAGGGCCTTGTATTCGTAGCTGAAATACCTAAAACCACTTTAGGTAAAGACGTTATAGAACTTATGAAGGCTGGCGTTATCACCGAAAACAGCGTTGGTATTTTGCCCGTAGTTAAAGAAAACAAAGGCGATTACCGCGAAATAAAAGAAGTAAAGCTGTACGAAATTAGTGCCGTTACATTGGCTGCTAATGACCAAGCTAAAATTATGGACGTGAAAAGCGAACAGAATTTAAAGCACTTGTACCAGCGTTACGATAACATTGCTAAACTTCTTCGCAAGGGGGAAATTAGCGATGACTTAGGTTATGCATTAGAAGCTGAAATATTAAAGCTAAAGTCTTTATTCATTAGTATCACTGAGCCGACTGAAGAAGCCACTCAGCCGATTGAAGAAAAGAGCGAGGCGATTGATATTTATAGCTACTTACTTAATACTTTAAAATAATAAAACTCAAAAATGGAAGAAAACGTAAAACAACAGCTTGACCAACTTGGCAACCTTATCGATGCTAAGATTGAGAAAGCTAACGGACAAGTCCTTGAGAACGCTAAAGGTCAAATCGATAGCGTACTTAAAGGCGAATTAGACAACCTTACCAAGTCATTCAATGAGCGTGTAGATGCTATTGAAATGCAAAACAAAAAGAACCTTGAGGCTTCACAGTCTAAAAAGTCTTTCAAGAACCAACTTATTGATGCTATCAAAGGTGGTGCTTTAGAAGGTATGGTTAAAGGTCATGCTCGCTCTGCTTCATTTGAAGTTAAAGCTGATATGACTACTGCTGCTGACTTCACTGGTGAAGTTATCCCTGCTGACCGCGTAGCTGGTTACAAATATGACCCAGCCCGTTCGGTACACGTTCGCTCAATCATTCCTAACGGTACAACTTCTTCTGATGTTGTTCGTTTCGTAAAAGAAAGCGGATATTCTGACGGTTCTGCTGCTAAAGCTGAAGGTGCTACT